CAGGCGTAGGTTTTGATATATTCTTTTGTCTGTTTCTAATCAAAATCATTGGATTTCCAAATCCAGCCAATTTATTACTTACTGGATTTGTATCACCATCTTTGTTATAATAATCCGTATATTTTGGATCACCTATATCATTGTCTCTTATACCATCATAAGCAGAAAATCTAATAGATTGTCCATGTCTACTTTCAATTACAGTATCCCCTTCAAATCTTTTTACTGAACGTATTTTTCCGTTTGATTTAAAATATCTACCCAAAACAGTTACATTACTTGTATTCTTATATTGTTTAGAAGTTAAATATGAAACTGGTCCCTTATACAAAACATCTGGATCAGTTGGATTATTTTTTATTTCTCTATTTCCTCTGTTTAATCCAACTCTTTTTTCAAATGTAGGATTAGCATCATTATTTGGAAATCCTGTTATATTGATTTTTCTGGTATAATAAAAATTACCAAGATAATTTACTACTGATACAACTTCATTTACAAGTGGATATTCAGTTATACCTGTATTTTCTAATGGTAATGCCCATGGTAATTTTTCTTTTTCAACTGTTTTATGAGTACTAAATGGTCTGACTAATACTCTACCAATCCATGTATAATCTTTATCATTTTGATCCGCAGGTTTATCATTTGCAGCATCTGGCCATTCTGTTGGATTAATATTAATTTTTGTTTTGAATATTGGATGTGAATCATCAAGGATTACGTCCAACACAACTGCTGGTTCAAATTGTAAAGATGAATTCAAAGATGAATCACTAAATGAACCAATTCTTATTGCTGCTATTACTGAATTATAATCTGAATATCCTGACATATTATTTCTTTGAGTTTATTTCAATTGGAGTATTGATTTCTTTTGTAATTTTTTCAACTTCACCCATCAATTGTTTGCGTTCATCTTCACTCAATAACATTCCCATATTACCGTCTTCACCTTGACTTTGACTACTAATAATACGTTGTACCACTGCGGCTAATTTGACAAGTTGCTCATCATTTCTGACTGAAACATCCAAATAATCCTTAATTAGTGGTACAACTACTATTGCATCATTAGCGGTTTTAATCATACTTCGAAGATCAGATACCAAAATATCAATTTGGTCCTTCTTCTGTTCAGAATTAACAACCACATCTTTAAGTAAACTAGAGTATTTTTTACCCTTATATAATTCAAAATCTAAGTCCATGACTATAAATATTGAAAATACCGTGTTTTACTTAAATTTATCTGGCGTACATCTCTTGTTTTAATGTTCCTCTGTCTAAATAAGACTTGGTAATAGTATTTTGATACTGTTTCATCTTATTAATTACTTTGGTAATCTGTTGAGTCTTACAAGAAGAGATTTCTCTAATATACAAATATAACGCTTTTTTATTGAAAGAATCAATTCTGTCGCTGTTTCTGAACAATTCAATTACAGCGTTGGCAATGTTTAAATCACGTTGTTTGGTGAATATTTTACCAATATTTTTTTCCCAATAATCAACCATCAACTTCATAAATTCACTGGTTTCTAATTCATCATGATAAGAATCCGTGGTTTGTAAACAAACAGTACTATCACTTGGAGTTTCACTAATATCAACGTGTTGGTTGAATCTCTTATAGTTGTTATTGTTGTGGAATATTAGATAGTTTTTAGCAACAATACTGAAATAACTAAAGGCTTTACCTTTGCCTTCTTCAAACTTATGCATGTTTGCAACTAAATGTGCAATTGTTTCTTTTTGAATTTCAATAGGACTGTTATCAAAATAAGTGAATTTAAATGTATTGAATACGTTTTCTACTAATTTATCAAAACATGGTTTAATTTGTTCATCATAAATTTCATTTCTAATATCCATAGACTGTTCTTTGTTATACTGAATAATGGCTTTTTCAGTATCTGTGGTAAAATACATTTTTTCTCCGATCTTCTTTTTTCTTTTTTTGGGTCCAGTAACAATATCAGATGTGACTGTTACATCTGACGTAGTTAATTTTTTTGATTCAACAACTTTTTTTGATACTTTTTTTGGTTTAATTGTTTTTATTTGAATCTTTTTCTTTGGTTTAACTACTTTTTTATTTGATTTATTTTTAATATTTATTGTTTTTTTCTTTGATTTAAGTCCAACAGTTTTTGAATTTTTCATTCAGTCCTTTCCTTTAATTTTTCAATTAATTTCACTATCTCGGAAAAAACAAAACCTACATCATCATCTTTTTCAAACATCTGCTTATCATCTAAATCTTTTAATTTTGAATACGTAACGGATACTTCCTTTTTAATATCTAAAAACCAATTTTGGTATGTTTCTATTTTGTCAAGATTGATGTCTAGTGCATAACCTAAAAATATGTTAACACAAATAGAAGCGGTCAATAACACTGATAGTATAATAATCATAATCTTTATTCTAATAGATCAGAATCATCATCTAGATAATCTGACATATAATCCAATACCTCATCAACTAAATCCCAGTTTTCACTGTTCTTTGCTTCATTTAGAAGCGACATTATTTCTTTAATATCTGCAATATCCATATATATAATTTAGACTGATATCTAAATATATAAGATAATAACTTAAAAACAACATTTTTATTCAAAAATTTTAATTTTATTTTACTAAAAACTAAAATGTGGACCTTTGTTAGATGGAACTTCTCTAATAACTTCTTTTTCCACAATCTTTTCAACAGGAACTTCCTTAATTTCAGTAACTATCTCTTTAATTATTTTTTCATTTTTAACTTCTTCTTGCGCTTCTTTTTTTGCTTGTTCTACTATAGATTCTACATTTTCTTCTGGTTCAGTTACTGAATCTTGATGTTGATATATCTTTATATCATCTTTTTCTTTTGGCTTTTCAACCTTATCCGTAAAATTCAATGTAGTATTATATGCCAATAATAAACATATAGCTAATGGATCAAATACTGATATAAGAGCAACAATAAACCAAGTAACACCAGTATTCATGTTTACATTGAATTGTTCTGATATAAATTTAAATGTTTGTATATCCTTTTTACTTCCAGATTCCATCTTAATTTCAGCAATTTTCTTGTCAAATGACTGTAATTCATCAATTCCTTTTTGTATCTTACCGTTTTCAGATTCAATATCTTTTTCACTCTTGTCTATCAACTCTTTGGTTTGTTCTTGTATTTGCGCCAATTGAATTGGATTACGACTAATAACCACATTTGTCATACTTTCTCCCAATCTTGCTTCTTGACTGTTTCTTAAAGCAACAATAGATTCAATTCTTTTCTTTGCGGAATTGATTTTATCTTCAGTATACTTCTTTTGATCATTAATAACTAAAATTTTATCTTCCGCCAATTTACTTTCAATTGCGGATTGTTGATATGCTGATGTCAAATATCCAAAAACACCAAACGAAGTAATAATCATTAATATTACAACTGCTGAAATCAAGTATATCTTGAGTAACAACTTAGTTTTGGTCCAATATCTATATAAAAAACTGGTAGCTACTAATTTGCCTATTTCTAGTGAACTTGCCATAATCATGGATGCTAACGCAGATCCACTAAACAACATTCCAATACCAATTATACTGAAAAATGCAGCACAACTTGCTATAAATAAGGATGATATTCCAACAAGTCTTTCAAATTTGAATAAATCTTTCATGAATATATACAGTTAGGAAAAATTCAAATTTTACCATTCAAGTATTACTTGTCCATGTGATCCGCTTCCACCGTTAATTACTCCTACAGACAAGAATGAACTTGCACCACCGCCGCCACCTCCCGGATAATCACCCTCATATCCGTTCCATGATGAACTTGGACTTGTAGAAATTGATGGGTTTTGAATACCTCCCATAGCGCCATAAAAACAACATCCACCAGCAGAACCTGAAAGTGTTGTGGATTTTTCACCATCTGCACCAGGATATATAAATATACTTCCTGAACATAATGATGCTAATCCACCAGAACCACTATTTGGATTCAATACACCTCCTTGACCACCGTAACCGCCGTCAGCATAAGCTAAATAAAAATCATCCGCAATATCATAACAATAAGAATCAGTTCCATTTTGACCAGAACTACCATATGTTCCTGATCCATTTATTGATCCTGTTCCTGGAGCACCACCTGATCCAACTACAATTGTAAAAATAGTACTTTGAAAAAATGATGACGTTCCTTGAGCAGCTGCGCCGCCACCTCCACCGGTTCCTCCATCATTAATTCCAGTTGAAGTTGCTCCTGCACCACCACCACCAGCTCCTATTGCTGTGGCTCTTATAGTAAAAGGTCCGCTACCGGAAAGAACAGATAAGTCATTCTTTTTGATTTGGAATGAATGTGTACCTGGTGTAGAAAAGATTACTTTACGTTTTGGTGTAAATACATCCAAATATGATGCGGTAATTACATATGATGCAGTCACTGCATTAACTGAATTCAATGCCTGTAAAGCATATGAACTAGTTATAGCAGTATTTGCAACAATACTAATACTACTTGTATCTGCTAAAAATGATCTAATACTATAACTACTTGTTATAGCTCTTGATGATGTCAATGCGTAACTGCTACTCAATGAAAGTGAACTGGTTAAACTATAACTTGCACTTGTTGAAGAATAACTCAAATTTGATACTTGTGAATATGATGAAGTAATTGAGTACGTTGATTGATTTACATAACTACTTGTTTGTGCAAATGAACTAGTTACTGAATAACTACTAGTTTGTACATAAGAACTACTAATAGAAAAACTTGCAGTAGATAAATTTGGATATAATAAACTTGCAGCAGAATCCGCATAACTGCTTGAATAAGCAAATCCACCACTGACAGAATAACTTGATGTAGCAAGATTATTAGAAGACAAATAAGAAGCAGTTAGTGCAAATGTAGAAAATGATGATGAATTTGCATTACCACTTATACTTCCTGTTAAATTTCCAATAAATGATCCAGAAGATAGTCCATAAAATGATCCAGTAAAGCTACCGGTTGAGATAAATGACTGAAATTGATATACTAATACTCTGTATGTTGATGCAGTAAATGCAGGAGCTTCATAGTCTGAAACTATTGGAAAATAATTAGAACCGCTCATGTTTGAAGCGGAAATCTCATTTAATTGACTAATTTTTATTGACATAATTCACTATAAAATATAAATATAGTAGTTTTGTTATTATATTCATTTTACTTTATTAAAATAAACACCTTAACATTTAGGTGGAATTGTAGTAGGAGGTGTTTCTGGATAGTTTTTACCGTCACCAATTACATTTCCACTCAATACAATCAATGATATATAACATTTATTAAATACATCAACGGATGGCACCGCAAATTGTTCTGCACTTCTATCATCAGTTCCATACTTTCTACCAATTAAAGTTATTTTTGCAGTGCTCTTTGAACAGCTTTTGCCCGTTGTTATATCCCAAGGAATGTTGTCTACACCACCTTGTGCGTTAAATAACGGAGTATAATCATATAAATCTGTGTCATTAGTATATGCAGCTGCACTAAATTGTACTCTACTAGAACTATCAACTTTAATAAGCGCAGATTTTTCATCTTTCAATTCATTTTCAAATTGAACAATAATATCAATTGAATTATTAAGTCCAGGACTTAATATAGCTTTATTTATATTGTAATATTCTTTTATACTAATTACACCATTTATATTTCCTGAATCAAGTACGTCTACTAATTGATCACCGGTACCATTTATAAGCAATGTAATATACGCATGCGCTTCACTGTCTGAAAATATAGATCTTATTGAAAAATCCGTGTAAGAGGAACTCAGTGAATAAGAAGCAGATATAGATGTAGAAGAATAACTTGATGTTATTGATCTATTTGCGGTTGATGTATTTGGATATGATAAACCGGTTGCAACTGATGCATATGAACAGGTATCACTACTGATTGCATGATAAATAATACCATTATCAGTGCCGTCAAAATTTAGATAATTAGTTTTTTGAGAATTTGACGCGGTAATAGAATTATTTGAGAAATCAGATGTGTCTGCTCTATATGTAATTGTTTCATCTGGTACATATGGTGATATATTTACATAAGATGATCTTGAAGAAGTAACGGAATTTGTTGCATGTGATGATGTTAATGCATATGAACTATTTGAATTTATAGGTACACTATTTGCATTTATAGAATATGATGCAGTACCATTATTTGAAGAATAATTCAAATAGTTTGTTGTATTAGAAAAACTAGCAGTAGTTGATATTGATGATGATAATGAAGAACCTGATAAATTTCCTATAAATGTGCCACTATGTGATCCTGATCTAAATGATTTTAATACATTTGATGAAGTAATGTTGTATTTAGTATACTCACCTAAGTTCATAGTTTTGGTTTGAATTTGACCCAAACTATTAGTTACTTCAGTCACAATAATAAAATCATTGTTGGTAACTTCTCCTAGTGATAAATTTTTTAATTCTGTTATTATGTGTGACATAAAATTATAATGCTGCACATCCTCCTACTTGAATTATAGTATCTGCAGATCCCAAAGATACTTTTTCTGGAAAATTTTGTGTTGATTTATATGCAACTACTGAAAATGTAGATCCAATTAACATGTTACTGGCATTGTATGGTTCCCATTCAGATTTAGCATCCGTTACCTTGTGGATATTAACAGACCAAATACCTACTACCATTCCAAGATGTTTATTTGGAAATGAATATGATTTGAATATATGATTGTTAACAACAAAACGTGAAGTTTCAAAGTTCCAATCAGATACAACTGTTGTTGTAGATTGTGGTATAGTAACATCAAGTGGTTTATCAAAATAAATATAAAATTGACTAAATGGACCTGATTGTTTAAATTTAACAGGATCATCTAATCTTATATTTTTCCAACTGTATATATTAAATTGGTTTACGTCAACAACTTGAAAATTTATATAAGCATATACATTTTTTGATGTATATTGTGACTTTGCACTATTTTTTGAATATTCAGTTTGTTTTATGTACAAGGATTTTTCAGCAAATAGTGCATAACTTGATGATATTGCAAGTGAGGATGTAGATGTATTATCAATCCTTAAATTTTTAACAATTGAAGAATTACTTGCATTTTCAGCAATAATAGAACGTAAACATGTTCCGTTATCAACTCCATTATAATTTAAAAATAAAGTAGTATTTGAATATGATGAGAAATTAACGTTTGATGCGGTTAATGATGTTGATGATGTATTTGCAGTTAATACTGATACATAAGAAGTTTTGTCTGCGTATGATGATGTAAAAGAAAATGAAGCAGATGTATTAAAAGATGAACTAGTTGATAGTGATGATGACAGTGAATGAACTGAATATGAACTTGATCCATTAATTATTCCTGGTATATAATTTAATAAAAGTGAAATCTGTGCATAACTAGCAGTATCACTATAAGATGATGAAGATGTTGATCCGCTTACAATACCAAAAAAACTTCCTGTAAATGAACCTGTTCTTAAAGATGATAAAATATTTGAAGAACTAATAGTGTATTGAGTTAAATCTGAAATTACTATGTTCTTTGTTTCTGATTCAGAAATGTCTTGTATGAATAATAAATTGTTATTATTCATTTCATCTTTTGTTATTAAGTCTAAATCTGTAATTTGTTGGTCCATAGTTTACAATAAATATTCAAATTAACATGATTTCGTATGATCTACAAATGGGTATTTAGTACTACTAGGTGTATTAATGTCCACTCCGTTTGGATCTATATAAACTATAGCGGTAAAAACTGATCCTTCCAATAAATCATTTGCAATTGATGTCATTCTATCTGCAAAGTTACTTGCAAAATTACGTACATTCCATTTATTTTTATTGGCTTGATCAAAGCCTACTAAAGTAAATTTCAAAACAAAACCGGCATCAGTACAAGAATATCCATTTGAAGCAAAATAATATGGAGTTAACAAACCCCCAGCACCATCATCACCATTTGCTCCACTTTGTTTAGATTGTTGTAATTCTGATAAATTTCCAAATTCAAAATTACTAATTACAGTTGGTTTAAATTTTGTTATACAAGCATTTTTATTATCAAGTGATGGTTTTGCATAATCTTTATATTTTACATCAAATTGAATGTCATAAGTATCAACCTTGGTTACAGGATTAGGTGACATACCTATGTTTGATATATTATACCAACTTTCTGGTATAATTTCATACTTGCCATCAGTACCTGCTGATTGTATTCTGAATCTAACATAAGAAAAAACAACATTTGATCCTAAAGATGATGTTTCAGCAAAATTTGAGGTAGATGCAGATACTATAAATGATGAGGTTAACGCATTTTGAGCAAAACTTGATGTAATTGATCTGGCAACAGTTGTTGTATTATCATCTTGTAAATTTGAAGCAGTTAAACAATAGTTTGCAGTTTCAGTTATTATTGATCTGTATACTGTACCATTATTTTGTCCGTTATATTTTATATAAGATGATGTATTTGATAATAGACCGTTTAACGCATAATCAGATAAACCAGTAGTTAATATTGAATGTGTAGATCCAGTTGCATATGCCTGTGATGCAGTGATTGAATATGAAGCAGTTGTTGCATATGAAGAACTTAATGAATAACTTGCACTAAGTGCATAATCTGACATAGCTGAATTTACACTATATGATGCAGTACCGTTATTTAATCCATTATAAAACAGATTACTACTTGTTAATGATAATGATGCAGTTTTTGCATATGAAGAAGATTGTATCAATCCTGTTAATGATCCAGTAAAACTTCCCGTAAATGATCCGCTTACTAATGTGGTTAAAATACCTGATGCGGTTACATTATATTGTGCAAATTCACTTGCAGCAATATTCTTAATTTCATTGGATTTGAGGTCTACAAATAAAAATAGATCATTGTCTGATATTGTGGTAGCAGATAATGAATCTAAATCTGTAATTGTTTTATTTTCTGAAGGCATACTGTCTTAAGATATATATAAATATAAATTAAGACATCTTTTTGATTTTTTTAATAATATACTTTACTAAAGCACTTCTCACAATGTCATCTTCATCAAATTTGAAGACAAATATACCATTTTGACGGCTTTCTTCATCATCAAATAGACTTAAAACCTTAGTAAATCCGCTTTTTCCATTAATATCAGATTGTTCTGGATCACCCATAATGAACACTTTACTAAATTCACCTGTTCTGGTAATTAGAGTAATTAGTTCTTTTGAAGTCATATTTTGAGCTTCATCTGCAATGATACATTTTGCGTTCCAGTTTAATCCACGTAAAAATCCAAGGGGAATACTATCAATACGTTCTTCTTTTTCTAGTTGATCTATTTGATGTTTTGGAAGCATTTCATATAATTTTTCCAATAATGGTTGAATATATGGTGCCATTTTTTCATGTGCTTCACCTGGCAAAAATCCAAGTTTATTATCAGAACTTTCTACTGCGCTTCTGATATACAATAGATCACTGATCTTTTTACTATTTAGTAGTTTAAGAGCAGCATATATAGTAATGTATGTTTTGGAAGTACCTGCAGGACCACTGACAAATACCATTTTTGTTTCTTTATTTAAAGCAATTTCAACAAATTGTTTTTGTTTTTCTGTTAATTCTCTTTCATATATTGAAAGTTCATTTCTTAATTTTGATTTTTGATATACAATTGGACTTTTGTCAATTTTTTGTTCCTCTGTTGGAGTATTGTTTTGAACGCTATTATTTTTCTTTTTGTTTTTTTTCATGCGTGTTTATTTTTTTTAATTCACTGTCCAATTTTGTCTCTATTTTTTTTATTCGAGTACAAAGTTCATATTTTTCCATTTGAATGTAATAATTGTATACATGTAACAAATTATCTTTAAATTGTTCAAATGGCAACGTAACAACAAAATCAGAATCCTTAAATGAAAATACTTCAACAACATTTAAATTTTTGTCTAAAGCATATTCAATAGACGAAATCACTTGTTCCGTCATCAAAGTTTTATTAACTTCAATAAATCTCTCCATCTCACTAAATTCTGACGGTAACAAATATGGTTTATATTTTTTTGTAGATGCTTTTGGCATACTAACATAAATATCAACCTGTATAATTTAAAAGCAAAAAACGCCACTGAATAGGAAACTATTTAGTGACGTTTTGGTTCTTATATTAGATATATATTGCTTACTTCTTTTTAGAAACTTTCTTCTTTTCTTTCTTTTCTTCTGAATTTACCTCCGCAGTTTTTGTTGCAGATGTTAGTTTCTCAAGAGTTCTATTTGCAGTGTGTTTCCAACTGAGTTTAGTTCTTGGTGTAGCCCATTCAAATGTTTTTCCAATGTTCAATAAAGATTGAACTTCTTCATTTGAGGTTGCGTCTCTGATTTGTTCTCTTAGTCCAATTGATTTATTCATAATTATACCTTATGTTTCTTTTCATCATACTCTGCAATTTCAACTTTAGTACCGTCTGGCCAACGCTTTAAAATACCAGACCAATGATCAAACTCAATCTTTGCATCTTGTTTTGATTCATAGACCAATTCACTTACCCGTGTACCACTACGTACTACTACAAACTTCTTTGAAAAAGAAGCTACCGTATCTGCACTTTTATTTGTCTTATTAGACATAATTTTATCCTAATATTTAGTTTTTATTGTTGGTTTTATATACTAATTAATCTGTGATAACCACTCACAAATTAAATCTTTTTGTTTAGAAAATCTTTTAACTGTTGTTGATTTTCTTCATTCAAAATAACAAAATCTGACCATGGTCTTCCATATCTAATAATTTGCCAACACCATCTTAATCTCTCAGACCATCCAAGTGTTCTACCACTAAGACCTCTTTCAAACAAGCTTAATGATACTTCATTTTCATGTTTAAACTTTTCTACTAAAAGTCCATGTTCATAACAATCACAAATTAAAAATATTGAATCTTGATCTTTCATATCATTTTTCTCTTAATATAGTATTGTACTTGTTTGCCGTAAATTTACACAATATTGTTCCTTTACCTACTTTTGCATAAGTATTTTCTTCAATATGAACCAAGTCATCTGATTTGATACTTTCACCTTCTTTTAACTTGGTGTACTTTTTAACATCTTTATCTGTTAATTCAATAATATTATCAGCGCTCTTCATATTCTCCTCTCATTTCTTTATAGGATATTTTATTAAACATCAAAGCATCACCAATATGAATAAATCGTTCCATATCAGTTGTCCATGGATGTCTAAAAGCAAACACGGCGTTCGCAATGATGAAATATATAAAGAATACAACTGTTAAATAAGTTAACACAGTGTAAAGTTTATATTTAAACTGTTCTATTATACGATTCAACATAACTAATAATATTAGATTTACCCACGGGATTCATACTGTGTACTTGATATGGAGGATGTTTAACACCCTTTTTCATACAATAATCAACCAACCATTTAGCACAATCATACCCAGTCTTTTCTGTATATTTGTCATATGGAATTGAGTCACCTTGTAAACCATGACCGTAATGTCCAGATGCCAAGTCATGATCATAAGTTACAAACTTAGGAAGTCCTCTGAGTGTAATTAGATCTACAAACTCTTGATAGTTTCTTACTACGCTATAGTGTTGATTAGGAGGTAAATCAACCCAAGTAACATGGTTTGGTAACCTTTCATCGTCCAAGAATAAATTGTAATTTGTTATCATTTTTTAATTTTCTCTTCTAAGTATAGAGTATATCTAGCTTGTTGTCTACAGTTAACTAGTTGAACTCCTAATAAATCTACTTTGACGACACGAATACCTTTTGAACCATATTCGTTCATTATAGTTTCCAATTCTTCTGTAGTAGATACATTATGTATTCTAACACTATATTTGTATTTCATCTGCTTGGACGCACCAAACTGCTTAAATCTGGTACAGTATAACCTTGTTTAATTAGTTCACGGGTTTGTTTTACAAGTCGGTCAAAATAAGCCAACTTCATCTTTATCTCTTCTTTTTCTTTCTTGTTCTGTTTTTTCATATAGTAATCTTAAATAGATATGTTTTTGGGACTACCATTTAATATTTATTACTATGAATATCATATCAGGCATATACAAGATTGTCAATATCAAAAACGGTAAAATGTACATTGGAAGTAGTAAAAATATTAAGAGACGATGGAGTGTACATAAATCAGCTTTAAAAAATAATAGACACCACTCAACCTATCTTCAAAGAGCGTGGAACAAATATGGAAAAGAAAATTTTGTTTATGAAGTTATAAAAGAAATACCCAACGCATCTGATATTGAATTGTTAAATGAAGAAACTAATTTTGTAACAACATTAAAACCAGAATATAATGTTGGTAGTATTGGCGGAGGGGATAATTTAACAAATAATCCACGCAGAGATGAAATTATAGAAAAGATGACAAAAACTATAAATGAAAATGTTGCAAAAATGACTGAACAAGAAAGAAAAAGTAGATGGAGTAGGAATGGAGAAAAAAATTATAATTGGAAAGGCGGAGTTTCTTCTCCTAAATGTAATGATTGTGGTAAACAATTAAGATATGGACATAAATACTGTTCACATTGTTCTAAACTAGAACAACGAAACGCTTTTTATGGAAAAAAACACACAGATGAATATAAACAAAAAGCGTCTGAAAGAAGAAAAGGAACTCTTCCTACTAATGCCAATCCTATAGTTCTCAATGGAGTATCTTATGTATCTCAAGCTGATGCTGCGAGAAAATTAAATGTCTCCATTGGAACTATAAGTAATTGGGTTAATAAAAAGTTTAAGAAAAATACAGATATCAAACAGCTACATCAAACTTAATTGTTGGATGAAACTCATAATCTAATAGTTTGATATCATCATACTTGAAATCAAACAGTGATTTAACTTCTGGATTCAACCAAACTCTAGGTAGTTTCTTTGGTTCTCTAGTTAATTGTAACTTCAATCCGTCAATGTGATTTACATAAATATGCGTATCACCCATTGAATGCGTAAACATACCTGGAACCATATTAACAGTTTGCGCAATCATAGCAGTTAACAGCGCATAACTTGCAATATTAAATGGCTTTCCAAGTGCAGTGTCCACGGATCTTTGGTATAACAAACAATTCAAACGACGAGTTGGAATATTGTCCTCATTCAGTTTTTGAATGATCCACACATCAGATTTAGGAAGATTTACAGGACCAACTTGTTTCTGTAAAATATCAACTCGTTCTTCCAGTGTCAATTCTTCTGTATGAAAGTGGAAAAGACAATGGCACGGAGGCAATGCGCAATGATCTACCCAGTGTGGATGCCATGCACTCACAATCATACGACGATCATCTGGATTGTTCTTTAACTTTTCAAGAACTTTTGTAATTTGATCAATTCTTCCTAGAAAAGTTAATGGTTCATCTCCACAATACATTCCCTTTGTTCCTAAAGATTTGAATTTTGGCATTGTTGATGGATCAGTTTTATCAACAATTGTAAAAAATGGAAAATCCCGCCACATTCTACCATAAGTTCCTTCACCCAATTCACCCCATTTAGTGGCAAATTCTACATCGTTTTTAATGCGTTCAATGAACACATCCATAGGCAAATGATCAACATCTGATAGAGACATTCCAGATAGAACAGATAAAGATTCTAACTCATTGTCAGGTATTTTAGATATACAGGTATCTTTATACTTCTTGTATGCCCATTCATTCCAAATACGAACATTATTATCAACCAGATACTTGATGTTGGTATCTCCACTGATAAACCAAAGCAATTCATGCACGATTGCTGGCCAATGAACTTTCTTGGTGGTTAATAGAGGAAATGCGTTTAGATCCACATTGTATTTGGCTTGAGCACCAAAAATACCAATTGTATCTACACCAGTTCGGTTCTTTTTAAGTCTTCCGTTTGTCAAAATATCATTGACAATTCTGAAATATTCTGTGTCTACTTTGTTCATATTACTTAGTATACTTTATAACTTTGTGTCCGTCAAATTCTTTTACAACTTCTTTATTAGTAAACAAATCTTCAAATGGCGGCATAAATGTATCACCCTCATAACTACCATTTACATGCGTAACATAAAATTCTGTAATATATGGTAATAATCTAACATATGTTTTAGCTCCACCAGCAACAATTATGTCTGGGTCCAGATCAGATACATCAGTGATAATCTTGCCTGTAAGATCATTCTTGTTAATAAGATATTGATTTGGAATCTCACTCAATTCTTCTATTCTTCTGGTCAATACAAGAATTTCTCTATTCTTGAACATGGGAAGAGTATCAAATGTATTTTTACCCACAATAAGTTTTTTACCCATCGTAAATTCTTTAAACCATTTGAAATCATTGGGGATAGATGGCCATGGTAATCCACCGTTTTTGCCTATAACTCTATTTTTTGCTAATGCAAGTATTGCTTTCATGAATGTAATCTATAACTAATTTAAGTGATTGTATGACATTATTATTGTCAGTGTCAATATCTAAATAATTTTTTAATGGAGGTTCATAATATTCCACCATTTTACCTTCACGTAATCTATTACTGTGTAGATATACTTCTTTAACAATATGTTTGGTGTTATCTTTTAGCAATTCTCTTAAGTCTCTGAATGGAGATACTAGTGATACTATAGTATAATCATTAGATGTATCTGAATTGATTGCTAAATTTATGGCAGTTTGTATATTTTTACGTCTGCCACTTTTTGTGTAATCTATGTTACGTGTAATTTTTCTTAGTGAATCACCATCAATTATTGTTGCTGTAATATCTTTACGTATTTCATGCAAATAATGTGATAATTCTAATGCCAAAGTGGTTTTACCACTGTTAGGTTGGCCAGTAAACCATATAATCATTCTACAGTAAATGTACAGTATCCGTTTGGTGTAGTTAACACAATTGAATTTATATTGTAAGCATCAGTATTTGCATCAATTCTAAATCCACATGATTCTGGGCTATATACCAAACATTCTACTGTTTTATCATTAAAAGTTACATTTGTTTGATTCCATATCAAAACATATATAAAACACCTCAAAATTTAATTATTTTGAGGTGTTTCTTCACTATAATTAATTTAATTTTTTACAAGGAAGGTGAAGCAAATGTTCCTTGTTGTGTTTGTTGTGCTTGTTGTTCTTGAACACGTTTTCCAATTTCTTGGTTCAAGATTCTTAGATTTTGTTGAGCACTTTCTAGTTTTGCCAATTCATCATAAGCAAGACTTTTTAACTCTACTACTGTTAGATCAGATAATTTTTTTTCCATATGATTGTATAATAACTATTGTGTTTCTGGTTTTGAATAAACAGGTTCTGCGTCAGCTACACCTGCTTGTTGACGTTTTGCCAATTCTTGGTTAAGAACTGATAAATTGTTGTTTGAAATATTAATTTTTACATATTCATCAAAAGCAAGAGCTTTTAATTCATGAACATTTAGATCTGTTAGATTAATTTGATTTTGTTCCATATATTTATATATTAAGGAGTTTTTTGTCCACTATTTGCAAGTGATTCTTCCATTACCGCCTTGATTTCATTTTCAATTTCCTTGATTTTTTCTTTGTAACCAGCGGCAATATCTTTGAAATCTTTTTTAACAAACAATAACTTGTCTGTCAACTCATATACCTTTTTTTCTGCTTCTTGTTTTGTCATATCATTATTAAATAGTATCAAACTTGACAAAATATTTATTATAATCTTAATCTTGTTTAAAACCAAATATTTTTATTAAAATTCTAATTTAGTATATTTAGCTTTTACCGCAAGACATTTATCAATATAAACTTGTAACGCAGCCGTATCATTTTTTACAATTGCATCCAGATAATCTGCCATTGGTGGATATGCATTTTTACGGAGATCAGATATAGTTCTAATTACTACTTCCTCATTAACAGTTAATCCCCATTGTTGACAATATGTAAAATCATATCCATCATAACTGGTAAATGGTTCTAATGCTTCATAATTTGTTTTGGATAATACCAAGAAACTAGAACAATCAGGTGTTTGCGCAATAATTACAACATCATCAACTTGTTTTGTTTCCATTGGAGTGCCAAACAATGACTCACAATTATTAGCTGGTAATTTATAAAGTTTCATATTATTCTATCAACTTTGGTTCATTAATATTATTTAACTTCAATACATCAATAATATCTGTTTGTTCCAAAACAGCTGCTCTTTTTCTACCCACAAGAAAACCTTTTAATGTTTTTAACTTTTCCCACGGGGTACTGCCTATAACTTGATAATGATAATTAAACTCTGAATTTAAATTTGATGCCATATGTTTTTGTTTATAAATATTTTATGTTATTGAATAACCAGCTGCTGCAAGACCATATCTAGCAGTACCAACCCCTGTTGTATCTGTAGCAACCACTCCGGTGTTGCTTACCAAATTGGTCATAGATACTCTAACATTACCCGTAGCTAAACCATAACCAAATATAGCTTTATCATTTCCATATCCCGCTGCAGATAGAAGCCATCTAGCAGAACCAACGCCAGTTGTATCAGTTGCAACAACACCTGTGTTGCTTACCAAATTGGTCATAGATACAATTGTAGCGGTTAAACCATATCCAAATATAGCTTTATCACTACCATATCCCGCAGCAGCCCGA